TGGTTATACACCACCAGTAGCAGAGTAATTAAAATCTTAAAATCGTAGGAGAATACTTAATATGACAAAAGCTAGAGATATAGCTGACTTTAAATTCGAAAACATTACCGATACTGGTACTGAAGGAACTAGAGTAGCTACAGGTACTACAGCACAAAGAGGTAGTACAGCAGGTCAATTAAGGTTTAACTCTGAAACAGGATTAGCTGAATATTATACTGGTACTGCTTTTAAACCTATTGATAGTCCACCAACAATTACTTCAGTTGATACATCATTAATAGATAGTAATTCTGGTAGCACAACATCAATAGTAATTACAGGTTCAAATTTTCAAACTGGTGTAGTTGTTACATTTGTTCCTAATTCTGGTTCTAATATAAGTCCAGATACCACTACTATAAATAATGCTAACCAAATTACAGTAGTTGTCACAGATAGTAATTTTGTAAACGCTAATGAACCTTATGATGTAAAAGTAGAAAATACTTCTGGTTTATCATCAACATTATTTGATGCAATAAATGTAGATACAACAGTTGCTTGGCAAACTGCTAGTGGTTCTTTAGGTTCTGTAAATGATGAAGCAACAGGAACACATTTTACAGTTTCAGCGACAGATGCAGATGGTGATACTATAACTTATTCAGTACAATCAGGCTCGTTACCTGCGGGAATGTCATTAAATAGTTCTACAGGTGCTATTTCTGGCGACCCAACAGATGTTAGTAGTTCAACAATTTCAAACTTTACATTAAGAGCATCAACACCAAATGCTAACGCAGATAGAAGTTTCTCAATTACTGTTACACCTGCACCTTACAATATTGATTACTTAGTTATTGCAGGTGGTGGTGGAGGTGGTGAATCCTATGGAGGCGGAGGTGGAGCAGGTGGTTACCGAACATCTTGGAATAATGAAACTTCTGGTGGCAATAGTTCTTCCGAAACTGCATTAAATCTTAATGCAGGAACAGTATTAACAGTAAGTGTTGGTGGTGGCGGTTCAATAGCTACTTATGGAAATTTAGCAAATTCAGGTGGTAGTTCATCAATCTCTGGTTCTGGTATTACAACAATCACATCTTCTGGCGGTGGTGGTGCAGGAGGAAATTTAACAGGCGGTGCGTCTGGTGGTTCTGGTGGTGGCGGAGGTTCTGGTGGTTCTGGTGGCGGAGGCTCTGGTACAATCAATCAAGGTTTTGCAGGAGGTAGTGCTTCAAGTAGTGGCTCTGGTTATTCCGCAGGTGGCGGAGGAGGTGCTAGTTCCGCAGGTGGAAATAGTCCTGCCAATTCAAGTACAGCAGGTAATGGTGGTAATGGTTTAGCATCTACAATAACAGGTTCTGCAATTACAAGAGCAGGAGGAGGCGGAGGTAGTTCTTATCTTGGCTCTGGTTCTTCTGGCGGTTCTGGTGGCGGAGGTAATGGAGGAGACCACGATGGAAGTCCTTCTGGTTCTAATGCTACAGCTAACACAGGTTCTGGCGGAGGTGGCGGAGGCGGTGCAGGTGGAGGTTCTAATTATGGTAATGGTGCTTCTGGTGTAGTTATTCTTCGTATGCCAACATCAGCTTATTCAGGAATAACAACAGGTTCTCCAACAGTTACAACATCTGGTTTAGATACAATATTAACATTTAACGCATCTGGGAGTTACACATCATAATGGCACATTTTGCAAAAATAGGAACAGGAAACATTGTTGAACAAGTTGAAGTCGTTTCAAACGATATAGCAATTAATGAACAAGCAGGAGTAGATTTTTTAAATAATCTTTACAATACAAAAGATGTTTGGAAACAAACTTCTTACAATAATAATATTAGAAAAAACTATGCTAGTGTTGGTTACAAATATGATGAAACTTTAGACGCTTTTATTCCACCTAAAGAATTTAAAAGTTGGATATTAAACGAAACAACTTGTCGTTGGGAAGCACCAGTAGCAAAACCTACTGATGGTCAATTATATAAATGGAATGAAGAAAATCAAACTTGGGATTTAGTTGAAAGATAATGCCTAGAAAAAAGATTACATCAAAAGATTATGCTGAAGTATCAGCAGGTGTAAGACTTTCAAGCCATGAGAAACTATGTGCTGAAAGAATGAAGACATTAAACGAAAGTATTAATGAGTTAAAACGAGAAGTTAAATCTTTGAGACAAGATGTTTCTATGGGACAAGGTGGACTAAAAGTTATCCTTGCTATTGGAACATTGCTTGTTGGAATTATAGGGTTCTTTCAATTTAAATGAAATATTTATTAGTGCTGTATATGTGCAGCATGAATACTGGACAATGTCCTTCTCATACATACGCAGGTTATCAATTTAATAATCATTACGATTGTGTCATGAATGGATATGCAGTTGCTCAAACTACATTTAAACAATTAGAAGAAAATTTAGAATGGGACAAAGAATATATAAACGAAAACAAAATCGTTATTAAATTTGAATGCCGTGGGCTTAAAGTGGAGAATATATAATGGGATTGCCAATATTAAAATTATTAACGTTTGGTGTTAAAACAGCAGCAAACATTTATCAAACAAAAAAAGAAACAAAGCAACTTGAAGCAGTAGCAGAGAGAAACCATGTAGAAAGGATGGTCAAAGGTGAAGTCGAATATAAGAAAGCTATTATCGCTAGTAATGATAATGGTTGGAAAGATGAATTCGTCTTGGTTCTTATATCCATTCCTATTATTCTATTGGCTTATTCTGTTTTCTCTGACGACCCTGACATACGTGCTAAACTAGATATTTTCTTTGAGTATTTTTCTAATATGCCTTTTTGGTATCAGGGATTATTCATAGGAGTAGTTGGCTCAATTTATGGTCTTAAAGGTGTCGACTTAATGAAACGAAAATGAGAGATACTAAAATTTTAGAGTCTTATAAACAACACGCAGAAAAAAAATTAAAAGAAATGAATCTTACAAAATATCTTAAAAAAGAAGTTAATTATGGCGCTAATGGTACTCAGAAGTATGTAATTAAAAAAGGTATTAATAAAGGTAAGATTGCAGAATGAAAAAAGAACATAACACAATGTTAATAGGTCTATTAGGAACTATCTTGTTAGGATTATCTAGTTGGGCTTTGATGACTATTATTCAATTAGAGGTTCATATCGGTATGTTAACAGAAGAAATTATGTCAATAGATAAACAAATAGGAAGAATTTACAATCACATGGACAGATTAATGGAGAACAAATAAATGATTATATACGGAGAAACACCTACACAATGGAAAAACCATTTTGTAACTTGGATTAAAGATAACAAAAGAAAAGTTATAGCTTTTGTTGTTTGGTCAATAATATTACTAGCAATATAATGTCTGACAAGCCAAATTCGTTTGAAGCTAAAACTAAAGTTCTACCAAAACTTTTAGTAGATAAAGCATACGAGATGTTAACAAGTGGAGACAAGTTAACAGCTAGTGAATTAAAGGTTTGTTTAGATACTTGCAAAACTTATGGAGTGGAAGTAGATGAACAACCTAAGAACAGTATCACAGACGATTTACCATTTGACGAAAAATAACATTCGATGGATAGGATTTATTCTAGCTGCAATGTCAGTAGGAATATTATCTAGCACAATACTACGATTACAATGGTTTGGATGGTTTATAGGCGCAATATCTTGCTCTATATGGATTATAATATCTTTTAAGGACCAGGACAAACCAAGAACTCTTATGGAGTGTATGTATTTAGGTCTATCCGTCTACGCTTGTTATAATTGGTTTAATTATGAATAAAAAAACACCCAAAATAGAGCCAAGTGTAAAAAACTTTAAAAATTTTTTATATCTAGCTTGGCAACACTTAAATCTACCCAACCCAACACCTATACAATACGATATAGCAGATTATCTGCAAAATGGTTCTAAACGTATAGTAATAGAAGCTTTTAGAGGAGTAGGTAAATCTTGGATTACATCAGCTTTTGTATGTCATCAACTTTTACTTAACCCTCAAAGAAATATTCTAGTTGTATCTGCAAGTAAAAACAGAGCAGATGACTTTAGTACATTTACACAAAGACTTATAAGTGAAATGCCTTTGTTACATCATTTAAAACCTAGGGATGACCAACGTCATTCTAAAGTTTCTTTTGACGTAGCACCGGCTAGAGCGTCACACGCACCTTCAGTTAAATCTTTAGGTGTTACATCGCAATTGACTGGTTCACGTGCCGATTTAATTATCGCAGATGACGTGGAGTCAGCTAATAACTCTCAAACACAATTAATGAGGGACAGACTTGGTGAGACCGTAAAAGAATTTGACGCTATCATCAAACCTGAAGTAGGACGTATTGTATTCCTAGGTACACCTCAAACAGAAATGAGTTTGTACAATGACTTGGAAGAAAGAGGATTTCAAACAAGAGTATGGACGGCTTTATATCCTACACCAACGCAGCAGATTAATTTAGGTAGTAAACTAGCACCAACAATAACTGAAGCGTTAAAGAAAGATAAAAAGTTAGAAGGTAAACCTACAGACCCACAAAGATTTGATGAAGTAGACTTAATGGAACGTCAAGCTTCTTATGGTCGTAGTGGTTTTGCATTACAGTTTATGTTAGATACAACTCTAAGTGATTTAGAAAAATATCCACTTAAACTTAACGACTTAATTGTAGTATCTGGTTTATCTACATGGAAGGAAGCCCCTGCAAAGAT